TATGCAAACAGAAAACATTTCAAAGACAACATTTTGAATATCGTCACCCATGTTTTTGATTTCACGTTTTGTGAAACTCGGAAATAAATTTTTCATATTCGTTTTTATTTTAAGTTAAACATATTGTGGCGGTGGTAAGTTCCACACTTACTACACTGGTTATAACTGTCACCGCCAAACTAACTAAACAAGAGGACAATAGTAGTATTTGTCGCTCGTGTCTGTTAGCTTTTATTTACCACCTGCTTTGAATATGCCACCAGACAATATCCATCCGATGACACCCACAATAAGTATTATTTCCATAACTCCATTAATTAAGATTTGTGTCTTTTATTATTTCTTTAAATAAATCGAGCGACCTTAATCTTACGCATTTTCTAATAGTTTTAAATAATGCCTCGGTTAAATCTTCCTCGTCAGCACCCAAAAATTTCATGTTAGCAATGATGTACTTAGCAGCCACCTCAGAAATAACAAATCCCATGTTAGCAACATCTTCCTTGAACTCTTCTTCATTACCTGATTTATCTACGTTCAACCTTTCGACTATCAACTTAAACACGTCTGCTACTGTTTTATTGAGCAAACTTGCAAATTCTTTTTCTTCCATAATACTGTTTTTTTACTTATTAATTATATTATATTAATTATTTACATATCACCACCCAACAAGGCATCACTATCGTCTTTTGTTAGCTTGTCACGCTTTTCTCTTGGCATTGCTGCTATCGCAGCTAAAATCGCCACAATGATTAATATTTCCATCAGTTTATTTCTTTAAAATTACGTACCAATTGCGCAACTGCATTGGCAAAACTCATATATTTTCCATGTGTCTTGCTATTTACAATAGTTCTACACACACCAAACCTTGAATATGTGTATTTTATAATCGTACCCTTTGATGTGATACGATATAATGTCCTGCCTTTTTCAAGCATTTCTAATACGTATTCCCTATTAGTTAATTCCTTTGCCATTTTTTAGTCCTCCTTGTAAAATCTTGATGATGAGATGTTACAAAACTTTATTATTGTGCCATACAACTGGTCAAACTCTTCTTCGGTCAGAAGTCCGAGCCGAAGCGTGAATGAATACGCATTCATATAAGTTTGCAGTCCACATAACTTTTTGCAGAAGTCCTTTTGGATTTCTTGTGCTTTTGATTTCTTTTCCATATCAATACTCGTTATTTACTTGTTCATAAACTGATTCCATATCACGTTCTTTCAGAAGTTTGTCACGTTCAACACGAACAAGCTCTTTTAGTTGCTTCGAGTCCGTGATTTCTGTTGCTTTCTCAAATCCGTACCATTGGGAGCGGTTAAACTCCCAAAGATTATCCGTAGATTTTTGAAACCATATCAGAGAACATATCACGGACTTTCTTTAAGTCATCTTCCGTAGTGCCTGGATAAGCATCGTTAATATACATCAATGCACGTTTAACGGCATCTTCATTCCAGAGATAGAAAAGTTCCCCTGAAAGCATTACATGACAAGCCAACTCGTTAAACGGGTAAACCTTTCTCATCTTTCCTCCATCCCAGATACTTTGGGAACGCAGCCAGCAGAAATGTTCATGCTGTCGTTTGAAATCGATTTCACCTTTAGTCATAGTCTTATGAATTTTAGTTAATAAAGTTAATAAAAAATTGCGCCCGCACCGCCTACGAAAGCGGTTTGCATAAGCAAGTGCCGTACCACGTGGGCAAACCGAAATTCATTTATTTACAATTCTAATTTGTGGGCAGAGTTCTAATAGGTAAGCAAACTCATCACTATTAAAGCAAACCCAAGCAAATTCTCCACAGTCGATATGGTAATTATCAATACCACCTGTAGAAATTTTATTGACGTTCACAAAGCCCTTTTGTTTTGCTTTTTCAGCCCACCTCTTTATATTTGCTTTTTTCATTTTTTAGCCCTCCTGCTTTACATAAGCGCACATCTCACTCACTTTCTGATTGAAATCTTTCTTTGTCATAATTGTATTATTTTTATTGATTAAGATACTAAAATGCAAGCCTTAACACGCATAAGATTATCTTCGTGTTCACGTCCAACGGAATCATACCACAATCCCATATTAAATACGTTACCAACAGCGTAGTATTTCTGTGCATCTTCCCATGACAAATTAATATCTGTCGTGAAAGAATCGCTGTCATACTTGTTATTAATGCCCACAATTCCAATAGCCTCTAATTCTACTTTTACAGTAATCATAATGATATATTTTTAAGTTAAACATGTGAATTATTTTTTGTGCCCTGCCCGCTTGTGGTTGTCAGATGTTCACACACTTTGCAAAATTGGGCGCTTCCAAAAAGTCGGAAGGTTTGTAAATCTTTGCAACTTTCCATCCGTTGGGCTCAACCGCTGCAAGCGCTTTTTTGTAAAGTTCCTCATTCTCGGTTTCAATCCATAACATGTAAGTAGAATCGCTCATGCTACCTGTCTTGCTTACAAAAATAGTGTAATAGTTGTTTGTCTTCATAACTTTGTCTCCTATAAATTAAATTAAACATGTGAATTATTTACTATCTTTATTTTCTCTTTAATTACCACTTTTTACGGAGGAGTCCCGTTGTTGTCTTTCCAACTGTCTCGCTATGCAATCATATCATGTTTTGTTTTTGATTACATTGCAAAGATATATATGAATTTTTATTTGTCAATAGTTTTATATAAAAATCTTTTGTTTTTTAACTTTATTACATATTATGAAACACTTTTTTACAATTCATAAACCTTGTTTTTTATGCTTAAATATTTATATATCAATATTTTATCTATTATTTTTATATCTTTAGTCAATTTGTTATTTATATGGCATTTTCTTTATTATCTTTTTATCCCAAAATAAACTACCAAACAATATTATTAATATATTTATATACTTAATTACTTTTAGTTACTATCTTTATTTTTGTAACTTAATTACTAATTTATATCTATATATCTATATATTTTTATTTATCATTTTACTTTGTGTTTATGTATTTATATAGATAATATTCTTTATTTGTTACCTTTGTTTGATATTAATATAATTATATTTTTATTGTGTATTAGTTTTGTATTTAGTTTTGTTTATTATTGTTATATGGCTTTATAGTTATATAGTTATATATTGCATTTTCTTTTATTGTTATTTATGTTCGCTTTGTTTCCTTTTTTCCTGGTTAGCTTTGTTTTAGTAGCATGGTAACAATTTTTGTTTGTTGCATCTTTTTTTTCTTGTTTCGTGTTTGGCTTTGTTATTTGCCTTATATGGTATTGTTTTTTCATGGATGATATATTTATTATTTTGTTGTGTTTGTTGCTTTGTGTGCAAATTGTGTGCGTTTCGTGGTGTATTATTATTTGTTTTGTGGCTTTATGGTTTTTTGCACTGGCATATGTTCATTTGATATTGCAAAATAATGTTAGGGGGAGGGGGATATTTTAGCCCCCAAACTATATGGTGCAAATTCCTATTTTTGAAAAAATTTTTTTGAAAAAACGAAAAATTTAGGTTGTTGTGTTGTGTTTAGATGCCCGTAGATGCCTTTTATTTTGTTTCTATGGCATTTTTTTGTTTGGGATGATAGTTTCCTTGTTTTTGAAAAAATAATGCCTTGTAGGGCTTAAAAATGGCTTTTGTTTTTTGGTGTGAATAAAAAAGTTTGCATTTAGGTTTTGTATTATTGAAAAAAAGTGTTTACTTTGTGGTTGTGTTTAGGTTTTAATGATATAGTTTATTATGGAAGGAACGAATTTAGGTGAATTAAGGAAGGTGACTATGCGTGTTACCTTTGGTCTTGATGGTAATGGTAATGTAGTTAGTGCTGTTGGCAGTCCTACAGGTGATGTAGATGTAGTTGATTTGTATCATGTGTTGAGTTATTTGTCTTCGGACATACGTTTCAATCGTACTTATCATTCTTCTGTTGCTCCAGCATCCTCGCTTATTAAATCCACGCATATTAATGAGGTTGAAGCCAAAGATGGTTTTGAAAAGATTGATTAGTTTTGTGCTTAGTTGTTATGGCGAGTTTTGAGTTGAATGGTTTTGTGTCGCAGATAAAGTATTTGCCCAGTGGCAGTGTGGTTGTGTATTTGGATGAGTACCATCAGGGTTACAAGACTGGTGCTGGTGTCAAGGTTGATGAAAGGTATTTGACGTTCAAGACGATATGGAAGCATTATTTTGCTAAGTACATCAACGAGCATTTCAATCGTGGCATGTATGTCAATGTAAAGGGTGAGGTATTGCCTTATGCGAAGGAGGGTGATGCGTTGGTTGATGGTTATACGGTGATAGGTCAGACAATCAACATGGCGAGTTTCCCGAAGGCGAGTTTAAGGCGTGAGTTGAAGATGAAGAAGGAAAGTGAGTTGCATTCTATTGGTGAGCCAGATGTTGATGGTTTTCTTGCTGCTGATTTTTAGTTTTTTAATTTAAATAATAGCTATTATGAAAAAGACAAAGAATGATGTTGAAAATGTTATGTGTGGTGCTGGTGCTGATATTCCTGCATCACCACAGGTGTCGTTAGAAGATACCATCAAGCAGTTGCGCAAGCAGGTTTCTGGCTATCAAGGTTACATCAAGCAGTTAAATGCCAAAATTGACGAGTTGCGTGGTGTTGCCAATGAATGTGAGGAGTTGGTGAACAAGCGTAATGATTATGTCAAGAAGCTTGAAAAGGATGTTGCTTATTGGAAAAGGTCATCTGATGTTGCCTTGAAGGAGTTGGATGCTTTGAAGATTGAGTGTGAGAACTTGAACAATCAGTTGATTGTTGAAAGGTCTATGCCTTGGTACAAGCGTCTTTTTGGTTAAAGATTCTTTTTTTACCTTTTTACCATAATTTTAAGTTTTTTCATAAAAAAAACAATTTTAAAATGTTTATTGATTCCGCTTGTTCGTGAGAATAGGCGGTTTCTTTTTTTTGTGGTTAGTTCACACTTGGTTTGTCGAGGCAATGCAGTGTTATTGTGCCAAGGGCGAATGAACTGTTGCCACGATGTAGTTTCATCATTGTTGGCTTGTAGTCATTCAAGCACACGCAATGCACGTTTTTGTTGGTATATAGGCTTTTAATCCATATATCCGTGTTTGTCATATAGTCCACAAAGCTGTCGTGCAGGTTCCGCACATCAATCGTTGTGTTTCCACGCACATATTTCTGTCTTACTGCAAAAGTGACATTTATATCCACATTTTCACGAATAATTTGCTTTGTGTCATTGCTGTCTTGCATAACAATATCGAAATCCTCCTCTTGATTGTATTCCCAGTCTTCGGTATAGACGTTTTTTGTCTTGCCTTTTTGGTTCATTCCATCAACCGAGAGTATTCTTACGCCATTGAACAGTGTTGTCACATCTTGGAATGTGCCATTTGCAGTGTTTTTTAGCAAATATTTATTTCTTAAAGTGTTATCAGCCATAGTTTTACAACATTTTATTGTTTTATTCCTTTAAAGTCGCAGTTCCTTGTTAAATTCGTGTACCGTTCCCAAGCAGAAATCGCCATGTTGCACCTTTGCTTTTGGTGAATATTTAAGAACAGTGACAACGCTATTGCCATCTATGTCATCAATCGTGACTTCGCTTTCGTCAAAGGCATATATACGCACATGGTTATATCCATTGCCTATGATGTGCATGTTGGTGTGGCATCCGCAATAAACATTAGGACATTTTGTCTTTGGGATTATCAAGGTCACGTCCTTGCACCACATAAAGGCAGAAACATCGCTTGTCACGCCCACAATTCCGTTGTAATCAACGAAAAGCCCGTAGGTGTAACCTTCAACACCATCGCAATTTTGAATCGTTCTGCGCCCATTTATGTAGTCCTTGAATGTGTCCTTGATATAATCCTTAGACAATCCAAGTCCATTGTGGCAAGCGGTAATAAAGAATGGTATGCTTTGTTGTCTAAGGACAAGCTTAATGAGTTTCTCCTTGTCTTCTCCACATACTCGCCATTCGTCACTATATTCTTTGCACAGCGGGGAACCTGCAATGCTCCCCATCAATGCGTTTTTCTTGAAATCAAACATTTCCTTATCCATCGTAATCAAAGCGTTTTATAAATATTCAATTCTTTTGTTAATATCTTTTCTATGTTGTCATATTCAGTATATGGTATCTCGATTAACTTAACACCATGCTCTTTGCAATAATATCTAACTGCATCATCACGTTCTTGTTGTTCGTGAAAATCACGTTTATATGAAAAAAATTTTGTTGGCACATAATGTTGTGAACCATTAAATTCTATTATTGTGTTATATTTAGACAAATAGAAATCAACATATAAAAACTTGTTTTTACAAAACAAATATTCGTTCAGAATTTTGTATTGTGCAATATAATCAATTTTGTTTTGTTTTAGAAAAAAAGTTATTTTATTTTCGCCCAAAGAACTTTTGCAAACAGGACACCCAGAACCATTTAAATGATGATATGCTTTTTGTTCAAAATCTCCGTGTAATGGGCAAGTTATTGTTACTATTGTATGAGAATTAACATATTTAGTTTTGTTATATTCATATTTAAAGCTATGTATCTTGTTTGCTTTGCTTGCAAATTCTTCTGTTGTAAAATTGTGATTGCGTCCACAATAAGGACAACCGTGACCTTTAATATGTTGGTTAGGAGATTGAAGAAAATCTCCATGAACTGGACAAGTGATGATAACTTTTTCCCTATCGTTCACATAAATGGTCTTTTTGTAATCGTATTTTTTATGGTGTGTAATATTTGCTTGTTCAATAAAAGTTTCTAAACTTTTTTTTGAAGTTCCACCACATTTAGGGCATCCTGTTCCCTTTAAATGATGAAGTGGCAATTGATAAAAATCCCCATGTAAATGACAAGTAATACAAACCTTTGTTGATGAATTTATATATTCAACTTTTTCATAGCTATATTTATCCCCGTGAATTGATTTTGCTTGCGATATAAAATCTTTTTTAGATTTTCTTAATTTGTCTCCAGCGGATTTTGCCCCACATTTAGCACAACCTACCCCCTTAATATGGTGATATGGAGTTATGTAAAAAATACCATGTTCTTTACATAAAACTGGGATTTTTGTCTTGTTGTTTTTGTAATTGCTGTCATTAACTTGTTCGTAGCAATATCTATTTCCATGCACTTGTTTAAAATCGTGCAATAACATTTCTAATGGCTTTTTCTTTGTCATATTGTCTATCCTTTTAACTAAGTCTATCAATGAAAAAGTGGAAGGAGCGATAGACATGCTCCTTGTCATCGGGTAGCTACTCCCGACTATCCACAATGCAAATATAACAAATATTTCTTTCATTAGCAAGTTTTTGTACTATAACAATTGCACACGTATTCCACTTCCATCTGGGATAGTCCAATTACCCATTAACGAATGTATTGACTGGATTAAAACATAGCTTTGCTGCAATTGCAGTAGTATCTGTGCCTGCACGCCCATAGCCATGTCGTTGTCTGTCAATGTCAGTGCATCACGTATTTGCATCAAAAGGTCATTTCTTAGGTATGCCTGTTGTGACAATCCGTTCATATATCCCTCAAGTGCATTTGCCGTTTGCTCGGTCACACCTTGTATTCCTTGTTGCAATGCACTTAACTGCTGTTCTTGTTCTTGTGTCTTTGCCACCAGTCCAAGTTGTTCAAGATTGCCATAGAAAGCACCCAAGGCGGTGTTGATGTCATTAGATACAATACCAGCACGTGCAGCCAATTGGCGAAGTTCCTCAATGGTCAGTTCTTCACCTCCTTCGCTGCCTATGCTTGTCATTCTGTCAAGTTCGTTATACAACGGCTGCAACAAAGCACCGACAATCTCTTGTGTCATTGCTTTCTTTACAATGTTTTGGATAACCTCATCCATCTTTTCGCCAATGGCATCCAAGGTTGTTTCTCCTGCTTTCCATGCCTCTACCCAAGTATCAACAAATTCCTCTGCTGCTGATTTAACATCACTGCCAGTAAGGTTGTTTACAACCTCCTCGGTCATATTGTTAATTTCATATTGCAAGTCCTTGATGTTGCTTCTTAACTCCAACATCTTGTCCTCATCTTGGTTCTTCTTCTTGCGTGATTCTTCAAGGGCAAGTTGGCGTTTCAATTCCTCAAGTTGTTGTTGCTTGTTGGCTATGGTGGCACGACGGGCAGCGGTTTCAGCCGTTCCCATTGACTTTTCTACTTGGTATTCAAGGTCTTTGTAAGCAAGTTCAAGCTGTCGCACCGTTCTTTCACTTCTTTCCACCTTCCTTGTTATCCTTTTGTTTGAATTGTCAAACCAAGAGGATATTGCTCCCCAAGCACCTTTGATTACATTGACAGTTCCACCAATCACATCACCGCTTTGTATTTGTGCAATACCTTTGGCTGCTGTAGCTACTCCATCAATGGATGCACCAATGTCGTTGATGATTTCAAGTGTTTCCTCATCAGCACCAAGTCCCTCTGCTATATTGCCAATTTCATGGATGCCATCTGCAACTTTTTCCATTTCATCAGCAATATCCATCAATCCTTGAGCGAAATCAACTTCATCATCAGCACCTTTGGTAAAATCTTCTTTCAACTTCTGCCACAATGGTTGTGATTCAAGTAATTTCTTGTTTACCTTGTCTATTTCTATGCCAAGTTTGTGTTCTGTCAATGTAACATATTCACCACTCTTGGGGTCTATGTAAGTATATTCTCCTTTTTCGTTCTTACCACCTTCCTTTGCTTGTTCATAAGCACTTTTCAAGCGTTTTGCAAGCGTTCTTGTCAGTGCTGCACTATGATTGGCTATTCCACCGAACAAAGCCTCGTAAGCAGGCATCATCTGAAGGATTCCCTCTTTCAATTCAGCCAAGACATTTTCTTGTTCCTTGATTTGTGAGGCATATAATTCCTTTTGTTTTGCATTTTGTTCATTGGCATATTTGTCACGCAATTCGCTAATTTCTTGTTCCTTTAAGGCAATCTTACCATTTGTATCAGCAAGGTTGTATTCCAATTGTTTCGTTTGGTTGTAAACATCTTGCGCCCATTTCTTTGTTTGTTGCTTGATGGCTTTTTGTGCATCCAACAAACCTTTCATAAATTCACTGTCAATGTCTTTGTCGCTAAATAGTTTAGAGAAATCAACATCAAGAATGTCATATTGGCTTAAATCGACATCTGGTTTTTCCTTTGCTATAGCATCCCAAACGGCA